TATCCTCGTCATCATAGTCATAGTAATCCGCCATTTTGATTTTCAGCGTAGGTTGAAACCCTGCCTGTGCGGCGCTGTAAAATTCAGAACGTGAAATTGATGATACCTGACAAAACACTTCTTTGGCATTTTCCCAATCAACAACCTTTTCTTGATTTCCTATCTCGTCTGAAACTATCTTCGCTTTGGCAATTTTTACAACATCATTAAACATTGTTAAATCCCCTCCGTGTAGTCCTCGTTCAGACTTAGTGCGTCTCGCAAACGCTCGTAGTTCTTGCGGAAATCTTCGCCTTTGCCGTTGAAATCATACTGCCATTTGACATAGTTTTCGATAGCTTTTTTCAAAATTGCACTGCAATCATCAGCGTCAAAGGGAACGAACACGCCCACACGCTTCAAGTCCTCCATGCAGGCGTCCACGTTTGACATAATGTCGCTATCTAGCTTGTTATGTGATATCCTCAACGATTTTTTCAAACTTTCTAGCATTCGTTATGCCCCCTTTTTGTCATGATTACTTGCTCTTTTTTGTCAGCGTTACAAGGCTGTTCTTGTCGATGACCTTGCCGTCTACCAGCATGACCGCCTTTGTTACCTGGTCTTCGGTGTCATTATCCTCATATCTCTTGACTGTCATCTGGAGATTTGTGTTGAGGATATAGTCCTCAGGGCGGAAGAAGAATGCAACGATTGTGTCAGCTGATACAGAATCAGCATAAGCGTCGATATCATCAGAGAACACAACAGGTGTGCCAAGGATTGATGGCTGCATATCTCCGTTAAGACCATAGTTGACCCTAGCGATAGGCTGTCCGTTTGTGTCTGTCAGTGCCTGGATATCGCAGAATGTTGCAAAGTTCATGAACATCTTAACGCCTGCTCTGTAGCCTGACGGAATTTTCTTCTTCATATCCCACAGGGTATTGTATGTAATACCGTTTGCCAGTGCAACGTTCACATTCTGATCGTTGACAACAGTTTCTTTTGTGATGCCCTTTGGCTTGCCTGAGCCGTCGCCCTTGATGATTGCTGTCTCGATAGCGGCGATCATTGCGTCGGCTACCTGATTAGCAAATGTTGTCTCAAAGAAGTCGAGTGATACCACAGAAACTTCGAGTGACATGGAGATTGCACATCTCAGCTTGTAATAGCTGAAAGTGATTGAGCCTGTGGACTTCTTCTGTGTGTCAGAGCTTGCACCCTCAGCAACCCATGTTGCAACTGGCTTTGCACTTGATGTAGGGATTGTCACGCCGCCCTTGATATTTGTCTTTGTAACCAGTGCATAAATCTGGCCGTGCTCTTCCAGCTTCTCAACGATTCTCTGCATAGTTGTTGATGGAATAACAGCTGCAACGTCAGTGGTCTTTGTGGACTGTGCCTCGTTCGCAAACTTTGCAGGGATTGGTGTGCCTTCGAGAACGTTGTGCATAAATGCAGTTCTGTACTCGATACTGTCATAAATGTTTGATGTGTGTGTGATCGCATTCTCGCTCATCTTGTTTTCATTCCTTTCAATGATATTTTTCATAGTATCTGACGCATGGTCTTTTGTCATAGCGTTCAGATTTGCCTGTGTCTTTGCCGCCTTTTCAGCGTCATTCATCAGCTTTTCAGCTTCCTCAAAATTGCCCTCGTCGATAAGAGCCTGAGCCTTGTCAAGCATTTCCTGTCTTGTCATTTTTATAACCCTCCTTTAGTTTGTCAAGCCTTGCCTGTGCTGTTATCTTTTTATCGGCACGCTCAGCCTTCATTTTTTCGATTACATTCTGCGGTATGATATCGCAGTAGGCCGCCACCAGCTGTGACTTGGCGTTCTTGCTTCCTGCAACTTCGTCTATCAATCCCAGCTCGACCGCCTCATCAGCCGTCAACCATGTTTCCTTGTCCATGATTTCCAGTGCCTTTTCTTTTGTCATGCCTGACTTGGTTATGTAGGCATTTGCAATGGTTTCATTGGCCTTCTGCAAAATCTCTGACATTTTGTCCATGTCATGGTAATCACCTCTTGCCGCTGATGATACGTTATGTACCATGATCTGTGCCGTCGGTGATATATCTGACTTGCCTGCACACGCTATCACGCTTGCCGCACTTGCCGCAAGACCGACAACGTGTATTTTGACATCGCCTGAATATTCACGGATTGCCGAATAGATTTCGGACGCTGCAAAAATATCACCACCGCCAGAGTTGATGTCAACCTCCAACAGTTCACCTTTTTCAGCCGCCGCAGTTATACCCTTTAAAACCTTTGCAGGGGAAGTGGCGTCAATTTTGAAATAGTCATAGATCCGCTGGTCATCATTTGAAACGATAGTTCCTTTGACGTTAATTTTCATCATTTTCACCTCCCTCACCGCTGTCTATCTTTGCCGTGTCTAGTCTGACATAGTATTGATCGCCCGAAGGAATGTCAGCCAGATTGAACACGCTTCGGATTTCATTTGCGTTCATGATACCTCTGTCGAAGAACTGCACCAAATTCAGCTTAGTTGACATTGACGCAGTGCTCAGATTGAACGCTTCAAAAACTATCTTGTTGCCATATCCTCTTTCGATACGGCTGAATAGCTTTCTTGTGAATTCGCCAGCCAATTCCATTACCACTGGTTCTATCTCCGATTCGTAATAGGCGTTGTATTGGTCTTCGGTGTAGTTTGATTGCACGATATTTGCGTTTGTGTTGAACAACGAATAGATACGTTGCGTGGTTTTTTCCATAGTTGACGAATTAGGCACATAGTCTTTTGCGTCAACTTGCTTTGCGTCCGCCTTGCTATCGACCGCCGCAACACCTGTGCCGTTCTGAACGCTCATGAACTGCTCGCTAAATTCTTGCGCCTGCTTTTTCAAATCTTCGGGGCGCAGGGAACTGGTGAACTTCAACAACCAGCGAATAATTGACGAATTTTTGATAGCCTTGACAATGCCCTGGTCTGTAGTTGTCACGATTTCCATTAGTGGCGTCAGCGTTTCACTTAGCCGTTCTCCGAAGATATCGTCCTTATAAAAATCACTACGCAGATGAATGATATCTGCATATGGGAACGTATATCTTTGCCCATTGAAAAATGTGAATTTCAAATACAAATCGTTACCGATATATACGCATTCTGCACTGTCCGCAGGAATAGGATATAGTTCAGTAGGATAGCCGTTGCCGTCACGGATAATCAGGATAAATGCATTGTTGTTCAAACACAACTGCGTTGCGACTTTTTCCAACATTTTTTGCATTGTCATGAACTCATTAGGTTCTTCCAACAACATTCGCATATATGGTTCAGGGTTTATCTCGATACTGCCGTCGCCATTTCGGCTATATGATTTTCTGATATGCTTTGCGGTCAGTTTTCCAATAGCCTTGACTTTGGGGCGAATGCAGGCACGCACCAAGTCCGACCGATAAACATTGCCGTCCCAGCTATAGTAGCCGTTGCCAATTTCCGTCATCATCTTATATCGGGTCACTACCTGCGACCTGTTTTTAAACCGATTTATCAGACCCATTTTTTTCACCCCTTTCATATCAAACTCTCAAATTCTTCCTGCCGATTATAATAGACCACATATGCGTCTAGTAGCGCCGCAAGTCCGTCTATTCTCTGTGTTCGGTCAGATTTCTTGCACGGCTGAATGTTGCCGTTGACATCTGTCTTGACAGCCGTATTCAGGAAACACCATTTGTCAATTGGGTTATTGTCGTAAACGATGTTGTGTCGCTGAAACTCGGCTTTCAAATTCTTCATCGGGTCAGACAGTGTTATAACGCCCTGGCGCACAGGTACTAAAACGCCCTTGCCAAACTCTTCTTCAAACGCTTTTATCAGCTCGTCCGAAACGTGCCAAGGGTCATAGCCGATAGCCAGTGGATAGATGTCTTCTTTGTCTCTCAACTCCAAAAACCAATCCAAAATAACACGCTTGTTGACTTTGTTTCCTTCACACGTCCTCAGCAGACCTTGCGATTTCCACAATTCATACGGCACACTATCTCGTCCACGTCTGTCACCCTTTTCAGCGTCAGCGTCAAGAACGGCTTGCGGTATCCAGTACATAGATTTTATATACAACCTATCATCATCAGGCTTTTTGCAGATAGCCTTTGCAGCATTAAGGTCTATATAATCAGCAGCGTCAAAACCGCCAATGAAATATCTGAACGGATAGTCCGTGATAGTTTCTTCATTGTTCAGCTCGTCCCACCTCAGCCAGCCGCTTTCGGTATTCTGCGGAAGGTTGAAATCCTTGACCATAACCGTTGCCTTGAAGCTAGGGTCATCTTTGGCTTTCTGCACCATTTGGCGCAGATAGTCGGTTGATTTTATCGTACCTAGCCCAGGGTTTGCTTTTATCCAACATTCTTCCTTATCCCATTCATCAGGGCTATCCAGTTCGTTGATAAACGGCAGAAACCTTTTGTTGATTTCCGTCAGCCGTCCGTATAGCAGATTACTCGCATATTCGTATTGGGCGTCAAAGATACCACCACGGACAAAGCCGTTTGTGGTAATGCAAAATAAAATGGGCTGCAGTCTAGCACCCATTGCTTGTTTTATCAAATCATACAGATCTCGATTTTTTATTGCCGCCAATTCGTCGATAACACCGCAGTGAACGTCCAATCCGTCAAGGCCGTTTGAATTGCTGGCAAGAGCCTTTATAAATCCCATGTTCAACGGAAAATACAAATCGGCCGCACGTTTATGAATATGCTTGCTCAACAATGGCGATTGTTTTATCATTTTGTAGCAGGCGTTGAAACCCAGTTTTGCCTGATCTAGCATTGTGGCGACGTTATATATCTGCGGTGAACCCTCTCCGTCATTGACTAGCATATCATTTTCGACCGCCGCAATTTCCGTTGTCTTGCCGTTCTTTCGACCTTCGATTATCAAACATTCGTTATACTGACGCAGATTGTTGTCATCAACGAAACCAAATAATGCTTGCAGTCTTGCCTTTTGGAAAAGTTCCAGCTTCAACGGCTGACCTAGTTTTCCAGACGGCTGCTTACAGAATTTTTCTATAAAATCCGTGTGCCGTGTTGCAATAGCTTCGTTAAAATGAAATTCATCAGGGCTTGCAAATCTGTTCAGCAGCATTTCCGAAACCTTTTTCATTTTCTCACACGCAACGATATTTCCGTCATAAATGCCAGTAAAATATTTCTCAAATTCTGTCAACGCTTTGCACCGCCCAGGAATTCCAGCAGCTCGTCACCCTCAGACTTTTGTAGGCTATCGAGAATTATGCCTTCAACGGTCTTAGCCATTGCATTGTATTTTCCAATCAGTGTTGCATACGCTTTGCTTGCGGGGTGCTCTGTCTTGACAGTAAAACCATTGCCGTTTGTTGCTTCGATGATCGCACCCTCTGCTTTTATTTTTTTCTGGTACTCACTCAGCAGATTCTCCATGTACTCCAGCTGGTCTAACAGCTTTATGCCCAGCTCTCTCTTAGCTGGTTCACAACTATCCACAGCTTTTCGCAACTCACTCAAATTCTTTTTGATTTTTGCCATTGTCAGATTACACCCCCTTATGCGATTTTATCGTGCGTAAAAAATGACCTTTGC